CTGCTGCTGGTTCCAACATCTCGGTCACCACAATGGGTGGTGCTACTTCTGGTGCTGGCACATACACTGTCAATACATCTGGACAAGATTGGTCGTTGACTGAAACATACAACGCAGCAGATAGTGTCCCTGCATCTGCTGTAAGCACAGGTGATGTTCCTAACTTCGGCAACCTCACTTCTTATGCTGCTGGTTCTGCTGGCACTTTAGCTGGCACGATTGACAGAAGTCATACTATCGGTCTGACTGCTGGTGGAGCAGGTTCATCTGCTACAGGACAGTTCGTTACAGAAATCACCGTTATTGACTGATAATAAATATGACTAGATTATCAGAAGCAATCGGTCTCGGATTGGTTCTTGGTGCAATACACGGTTTGGTACAACCAGCATATTCAGTTCCGGTTGTACCAAATTTCACACAAGGCTCCATGACCAGTCATACAGAGACGACACAAAAAATTACAGAGACCATCAACTCGATGGACTATAACACAGGGTATCAATATTCTGTAACAGGTAGTGGAATTTCAGCATCAGGTAACTTATCTCCTGAAACATCCGAATCTTCATCAAACATTGAAGGAGTGACATCAAAATGGGTTGGACTCAACAGCAGACCAAACTTTACACAGACAGCACCAGGAGCAGCGTTTCAGTTCACAGAAACGTACATGGGTCCTGGTTTAAGCAATCAAACAATCATTCAAAGAGAGACAATAATAGAAAGCGTAACAGACACAACCTCCATTTTCAGCCAATAATAGGATCACTTCTTCTTGGACTTCTATCCCCGACTAATGCATTGGCTGAAACTGTCGGTGGTGTTAGTGCCACTGCTAGTCCTGTTGCTAACTCTTCAGGGAGTGTTACTAACCAGGCGATACAGGTGTTGCAGGGCCCGTATATTACGAATACATACGGCGGCGGGATCCAGTGTCAGGGTCCTACGCTAAATTTCACACCATATGTAACAGGTGCAGTATCTGCTGCCAAACCATATGAGGGTTATTATAACGATCCAGTTTATGATGTGACAGATAACTTTGGTGCTTTTGATGATGATGGAAGGCCAATTGGTGATGGTGTTTTAGACAATCCTGGTGATGTTATCTTCTATAAAAGAACCAGGACTGGACAAAAAGATAACTATAATTTGAGTGTTGGTTTCTCTGCCACTTGGAGTAGACCATTGGATGAAAAACTACAAGACCAATGTAAACAAGCAGCAGCAACTCAAATTGCACTACAACAGCAGATTACTGCAAATAAAAGATTAGATTTTGAAATTGCCAGACTAAAAAATTGTGGAGAATTAAAACTCAAAGGAATACAATTTCACCCCAAGTCTCCTTATTATAAAGTGTGTGCAGATGTGGTAGTAAATAATCCTCCAGGACATCAACATCCACACGTTCATAAGATTACTAGTCCTGTGTCTCGGAATGCTGAGGATCTTGGTCCCGCTCTAACAACTGGTAAGGAATAAGTGCTTCTTTGAGTGCTTCTGTTACATTCTCTTTGAATGAATGGCGGGGAATGAAGAGTTCATCATCTTCAGTATTATAGTCCTGGTGATTCTCTTTGAACTGACGCTCACACTCATACACAAGATTGGATACAATGTCATTGATCACTTCCATATGTTGTGCCGTAAGCTGTTCCCATGATTTATATTCAGGAAACAAATCATTCTTGACACGATTCAGCAGTGCTCTTTTACAATGCCATTGACTATCAAAGATTTGGGTAAATGCTTCCCAGTCGTGGTTAGATTTAAAATTAGGAATGCTCATTATGCTACTCCGTTTACACTATCTTCAAAGTTGTTTTTATAATGGGCATTCATCTTTGCCCATTCTGCATCACGCTTCATAAACTCCTGGTATTTCTTCTCCAGGTCTTCCTCCATAGTCAACTCATACTCATTACAGACCTTACGTTGGTCTTCTTCATTAGTGTAATCATTGAATACCAATGACATAGCACCAGAACGAATAGATGCAGGGTTCATACCTACACAGAGGAGAAACTTTTCAAAAAGTTTGAAATACTGTTTGGCGTTAAGGTCAGCAGCGGGAGCAGTAATCAGGTAATGCTCTTCAGGGAGAAAGTCATCATCACCAATGGTAGAACCAAACCCACGACTATAATCATGAGTATAGGTAGCATCAAACTTGAATTCAACAGTGGCGTCGTAGGTCATTTGGGTTTGAGCGTTTGTCTCAATGACATTATAGCACGGTTTCGGTCTCGCTGCTCATTTATTCTCTCGGCAGTGGACAGTACCTTAGGTGTCTTACCTCTAATCTTAGCAATCTTCTTCATAACTTTCTTAACCGTTGGTTTGACTACTTTCAAAAGTAAGTCTGCCAACGGTTTTGCTAACAGTGCCGATGAGGTTGCAATGACAGCAATGCCACCCACTTGCACAACCTGACCACCACTAGGAAGTCCTGCTACTATCTGTTGAGGTAGTGGGACTTTTTCTGTTATCTGGACACACTCGTTGCCCATCAGTTTGTATTCAACAACCTTCTTTCGGAAACCTTCTACATATGTGCCAACAGGTTCCTTTGCTTCCTGTGCTGGTGTAGGACAATCTACCTTTACTGTATTGACTGGAGGGGTTACTTCTGGTGCTTTAGGTAACTCTGGTGGTAATGGTTTATCTGGTGTATCAGTTTTTGGAACAGGAGCAGGACGAGTAATCGTCATCTGTTCAGGTTCAAAATTAATAGGATTAAAACTGGGAATACCAGAATCACAATACGTAACCAGTCCCGCTTCGTCATCTTGACCTACAGTTTTGGATTTGTTGTTGCTTTCATGAGCTTCAATACACCCAGGAATATCAACAACAGGAACACCAATATTTACCACAACAGGTGGTGATAATGGTGTTGATGTGTAATATTCGTTAGCAGTGACTACTTGTGGAATATCAATCTCCCTGATATTGATATTGGGAGAAGTAATATTGGGTATCTCCATTAGTCCTCAAAGAATTTAAAAATACTAGTCCAGATAGAATGAAAAAAGACATAAAGAAAGAAAGTTTCTGTTGCTTCTTTCTTTTGATTTTTCTTGTATGTTGATTGTGCCATAGTGTTACAATAACTTTAATTATTTAACAATTCTCAGCAAATTTTAACTAATTTATGTCACCACTTCGATATCTTACTGGCCAAGTTCTGTCTAGAGTAAATGACAATAGAAATATAAATCCAAAAATAAAAATACCAGAAATCATACTAGTGTCCCATGAGCACGACGAATCTCACGAAGTTCTTCAAAATTCTTCTGCTTAGTACCACCATCGTATGCCCAGGCATATCCTTCGGTAATCATTTGTTCGTTGAGGGAGAGTTCTGCGTCACCAATGTACAACCACCCAAGTAAACGACCATACTTGCCCATGCCGCCGACAAGCTCAGTACGAATAATAAGGTCATCATCACCACTAATTGCTCCTTCTAATTTTTCTTTTAACCAATTTGTTGCATCATATCCCAATGCTTTCTCTTCATCATCTCTTGTTCTCTTCTCTGGAGTATCAACACCAGCAACACGAACACGTTCTTTTTTAAATAAATCAAATCCCAAATCAATAGTTACATCAATGGTATCCCCATCAACAACCCTATTGATTTCAACTACGCGGAAGTTGTAACAAGACTTCCTGCTGGGCGGAACCATAGCTCCCATAATTGATCTCCTTTGATTCTACTGATACGGCAATTCCGATGATAGTAACTACCGCAGATATGACTGCAGCAGCACCAGCAATCCATATTTCATTTTTACGGATTCTTCCACGTAATTCATTATCAAGTTCTTTGAGTTTTTCCTCAGTCTTATCTATACGACTGTGAACCATCTCAATACGGCGGATAGCATTCTCTAAAGTGCTATCAATAACAGAAACACCTGAGGTTTCTGCTTCAAGTGCATGAATTCTTTCACGGAAACTTTCAATCTTACTTTCTAATACAGCAAGTTTAGCGTCTTGTTCTGAATCTTTATTCGTCAGGTCGCTCATCGTTTATTTCAGTATTTGCCATACGAAGTATATATGCAACATAATATAAAACCCCTGCCAAAAGAATGGCAAGGGAAACAATTACACTCCACGTTGGGTCATTTATATCCGCGAGGGGGCGAAGGAACAGTTCCATCTTTACTATTTTTACTAGGTATCATTTGATAGGAGAGTTTATCTCTCAACCTATTTACACGTTCTTCATCAAATTTTGAGAAATGTCCGCGTTTCTCAACATGTTTATAATAATGCAATGCATTTTGGAGGATTGTAAAATCCTCCATATCTAAATCAAATTTCATTAGCAATCATTAAACGCAGAACCAACTTCAGATCCAAGTTCAGAACCAACATTTTGTCCTAGAAGAGTTGCCCATCCTGCAGCTAACCATCCAATGTAGGGAATATTAATTACAGCAGGAACAATAACTCCAGCAGAAATAGCACTACCTGCCATCGCACCTTGTGACCGTGCTCCAGCGTCCGCCACTATGCACTCTATGTCTTTTGCAGACTTTCCCTCTTCACCTGTTGCACCTCCCATATTCCTCACACCTTCCATAGTATATTGATCACGACGATATTCATCACGTTTTTCTGTACCACCACCAAACCATCCCTGTCTAGTTCTATTAAGATTCATCGATCTTTCAGATTCCAAAACTTTGGGATCATTTGCACGATATTCAATTTCATATCCATCCTTACCCGCCTTAATTCGATAAGATGAATATGGGCCGCGAGGAAGATTAAATGTAGGTGGTTGTTGAGTAGCAGGTTCTTTCTTTATCAAATGACCAAGAACACCAATGTGTGCTACAGCAATAACCCCACCAACACCAATGACAAACCACTTAAATGGAGAGATTTGTTTTGGTGTTGATGGGGTTTCACCTACAGATTCTGTAGATTGTTTTAATACTCTATTCATGGTTTCTTAGGTTCAACTGCAGATACTACAGATGGTTCTTCCTTTTTGATCGCTGGTGCTGCTTTAGCGGTAGCACCACCTGCTTTAGCGGGAGACAATCCAAATGCGGCTAATGAACCAGAGAAGACCGAAGCGATAAATGTAGGGTCGAAGTCAAGAATCTTCTGACCGTTTGGTAAACGAACGTAACTGAATGTGAGAAGAGATGCAGACCAAATAAGTACGACAACTTTCACCAGATTACCAAGAACTTCACTCTTATCTTCATCATGGTCCTTATGCTCTTCTACTTCCTTTGCTTTAGATTTATTTCCTAGCATTGAGTAGAAGACAAGGCATCTCTATTTAGGAAGATGTCCGTTCTCAACCAACCATTCACGAGTCAATGGTGTTGGTGGATAAACTTTCCACATCTCACCCAAAGCACATGCCTGAAGTGCTTTCATTGTCATACCTTCAGTAAGTCCAGCCCATTTTGCCTCTGCTTCCCAAGGCACAGCAGATGATGGATAAGTTTTTTCAACCATCTCTCTCCAAACTTTAGGAACATCCTCTTCTGGTTTAATGATAGCAATCATACTATTCTTAATACTACCTGCCATACAATCTTGTGCAGCGTGCCAACCCTCATGACGCATCACAGTCATAAGTGTAGATGGGCGACCCATATATGCTTTGTTCAAGAAAAAGTTATTACTTACGGTGTGATAGACACCACGATGTCCTGCTGGGAAATACTTTTGATCTGCTAGAAACACCTTAACTCCGACTTGATTAAGGGAAACAAGCATGTTGTTGAACTCAACAGAAACATATGTAAAAGACTCAGTATTGGGATACTGACTAGAAATATCCAAAAGACTAAAGACTTCTTCGACTCCATCGGTGCATTCTCGTAGAATCATACACCCCATAGAATCCATAGTGTTATAACCCTTGGTGATTTTAGAGTTATCAGCCAATGCTGGAGCAGTTAATGATGCTGCTGCCAACAAACTCATGATAATTTTTTTCATGGTAGATTAATATTAGGTCCTGTTGTAGATGGAAGAGCTGGTCCTGTAACTTCTGGAATACTTGGCATAGAAGAATCAATTAATCCAGGAAGTTCTTCTGCAATTGCTTCAACTGCAGCATTAGCAAGATTTTCCCTTGCCTCTTCTTTCCATTTATCAATATTACTATAGATAAAAACTCCACCACCAATGACTGCCAATGAAGTCAGTCCTGATAGCAGAGCAATAACATTAATTACTTTTTGCATAATATGCCTCGTAGTATTTTACAATCCCCGCAGTGTGCATATTACCTTGAGAAACCCAGTCATGGGCACACTCGTAGATAGATTGGTTTGAATATTTAGGTGTTACTCCTTCCATTTGGTGTCCAAACTTTGCTAACAAAACTTTAAGTGATTGTTCTCTCACTTTCATTCTGTCATCACTATAACGCCAATCATCAAGACTCATCGAAATTGTCCCAGTCCATTGCCAGATTGCCAAACATTTTCAGAACCGCCTTGAGTTTCTCCCACAGTAGTCCAGGAAGAAGTTGCCATTTCATACATCACTTGATGAATGTTTTCTGGCTCATTGCTTTGATTATTTTCTTCCTCACGACGTGCTGCTTCCTCAAGCATTTCTTCATGAGTAATTTGCTTTTCAGTTTTTACAGGTTCAATACTAGAGTCAACAAACCATTCATCGATAGGCATAATCACTGGAGCAGGAACTCCCAGATAAGGAGGTTCTGGGTCATTTAGTTGATCGCAGTCAACTTTTTCTTCATCAATTACACATTCCAGTTTATCTTTAGGAATTAGAAATGATTTAAGGAAATTTGTAACGGTGTTAATCATGTAAATACCATTTTTTTAGTATACTCATATGCATATAGCTCACGATGACCTTTGATTCCCCATCCTAACCAATAATAGGCAGGAACCATATATTGAGAAACTGTGCGTCCAGTTCCTTCAAACTCTGGAAGGTAACGTTGGAAGACAGATTCATTAATCATGTATGCTGTTTGTCCTTCAAGACTAGAAGGATCATAACCATATTTAGCGGCAAACTTACCAAGGTTACGATAGCGTCCTACTGAGGTCCACTGAATAAGACCATACCCACCCCGATGGCAAGCGTTGTAAGGAACTCTAGCCCCTCCCTCGCAAATGTTGGGATGGAAGTTGCTTTCTGATTTAATGTTTCCCATGATCGTTGCAAGGGCATTGCGATCTGAGATTCGGGTTTTCTTTTGGAGTTGGTTGAGGACATACTGTTCATTGGGTGAGCAGGTAGGACACTTCCACTCTTTTGATACCACTTCAATGGGCATTGCCTTCTCTTCATTGACACTCACATCAACTATAGGAGGGTTTTTAATCTCACTGATAGTGGGATAAGCACAAGCAGCAGAGATAGGAAATACCATTGCGAGTGGCAAGAATTTTTTAAGCATTAAAAATAATAGAATTCGACATCCGCTATAGGATCTAAGTTCCTCACGGCACGGGGATATTTAGTAAAAAAGGAGGCGACTAACCTCCAAGGAATTATAGTTTATTTGGTTGTGGTTGTCAAGGAGTGGGGACAGTGGCAGGAATCATCATCCCACCACTCATGTCGTCGTCATCATCAACGTCAGTATCGCTAAATGCAGAATGAATTATAAATGCACCTAACATACAAGTCGCTAATAACAACATCACCATACTCCTGGAATGACCTGGCCAGTGCTGAAGTAAGATGCTACTGCTGCAACAAATCCAATCATTGCTGCACGACCATTCAATTTTTCTGCTTTGTCGTTAAACATTGTTTTTTTCCTCTAGTGTTTTGTTTGTAATGATGATTTTATTACCATCATGAGTGAATTGCAGTTTATCATCAGGATGCCACATCAACTCTTCATACATATCATCGAGTTTCTGCATGTCCTGATAAAGTGCGTTTGGATTAGGCATACTGATCAAATAATTTTCTGATGTTTTGGGTGATTTGCATACCTCCAATTTTTTCTTCAAGTTTCAATCCAGAGGGCGATGCAATAATTAATACTGGTGTAGCCGTAACACCGTACTTAGATGCAAGGTCAAGATTCTCTTGAGGGATTGGGGTATCACTAAAATCTTCAAGGTCTACTTTCTCTAAAAGAGAAGTGCGTTCATCTTTGATGGAGGACATGTATTTATCCACCAACTTACAAGGTCCACAAGATTCTTTTGAAAAAAGATAAAATTTATTCATGGGAGTTCAAGAAAAAATTTAGTGTTATCACCACGGGTATTTTCATAGAGAGAACTGTCACCATAGATTTTATGATCTTTGTATCCTACCATACGACCCTTTGTATTTTGAAGGGCTGGCATAAATGCGATAATAAAAAATACTGCAGGAGCACCAACTAAAAGTGCTCCACCAATAACATAATAAGTCAGAAGTTCAATCAAAGAAGTTTCCATCAATAAGTCTCACAAAGTTGTTGTACTGAATAACCTAAAAGGACAAAAAATGCAACTGAAGTTGCAGTAAAAAGTGTTGCTGTCATCAGAAGATGCCAAAGAAAAACTTGCCAGTGATAGCGTATGAAAGGAAACCAGAGATGATACCCATCATCGCCCAGCGACCATTGTAACGCTCGATATATTCATAAGGAGTATCCAGACCTTTGGAATGATAGGACTCGATTACCATTTCGGGCTCTTTTGCCCACATGTTCATCTGTCCTTGATCGTTAGTTGTTACAGTCATGTTACATCCTGTTATAAATCTTTACATATTATATATTAAAAAAGAACCTCTGTCAAGAGGCTCTTTGTGTCAATTATAACCATTTACGATATTTTTACAAGTTTTCATGTTCTTTTTACAGAATGCCCTGACATAACTATCAGTGTCAAATTCCATTGTGTAATGGGCATGAGTGTGAAGTCCCTGAACTAAAATCAAAAAACCCACAATCAAAAGATTAAGGTGAGTTACTGGGGAAAAAAGAAATCTTTTCATAAAAAAAGAGGGGCCTTGAAGACCCCTCAATTTTAGCATGGTTTATCAGAAGGAGTACTTCAGACCCAGCTTAGCACCGTAACCACGGTCGATGTCCTTGTCACCAGAACCAACGAACGAAACTTCGCCGTAAGCACCCAGTGCATCAGTTACAGCAACGCCAAGACCTGCCTTACCAGAAGGAACGGTATCGCTTTCGCCACCATCAGGGGAGACGATTGTAGCGCCACCTTGGACATAGTAAGAAGTCTTCTCGCCAAGAGCACCTTCGTAACCAACATGGAGGTCGGTAGCAGTGCCGTTGTAGTCGCTACCGGTCCAACCAGAGTTAGCTTCCACATTGACATAAGGACCTGCAAAAGCAGCGCCGGCAGACATGGACAGAGCAGCAGTCGCTGCGAATACAGATTTGATCATTTTAGATACCTCTTAAATTTACTTGCGGAATGATTACCCGCAGATGAAGGGGGAGTTCGACTTTCCCCGCTTGAACATTATAACACAGAACCGTTGCGAGTAGTTGAGGCATTGGTCAGTGAATTGGCACATGTGCCAATTGTTATTTATCTTAACAGATTTTTAGATGTCTGTCAAGTTGGTGGGTTTCCCGAATTTTGTGCTGCTTTAGCGGCAGAGTTTTCAGTAATCCGACCAAGATAAGGATCATAGTTCATATGGTCCCTAATGTCAATACTAGCACCACTTTGTTGCCACCAGTTAAGAAGAGCATCATGTGGTCCTTTATGGAATACGGAGACGTGTTCCTGGTGAATCGTAGATCCAAAGTTTAAGTTATAAAGAAACAAAGGAATCGTATAAGTTTTACCCGTCTCAAGAATAACATCTTCAGATACGGCTCTGGGTTTAACTCCGTTGTCTAATTTAAACTTATTACCACGAATGTGGTTCTTGATAATCTTAGCAGCATGGTGCCTAGAAATCAAGTAGACCGCTGCAGAGAAGTCATTAATGAACTTAAGGTGCAGTTTAACGTGAATATCTCCAGTACAAATCGTGGTCAACTGAAGACAGTCCCAATCATATGGGACAAGGCCAAAGAATTCTTTCCAGGTAAAGTTCCAGTATCGGGCAATATCAAAATTAACATCATCCTCAACAATCATACAATAATCATCATCGGTCTCTTCATAGAAATGCTTGATTGCTTTAAGATGACTCAGGCAACAACCAAGTTCTCCAGGAGTAACATTATCAGGAACTCTACCCTTCAGGTGATATGCAACATCATCATCGCGGCCATCAAAACCAGAAATGCGAGTATGATTAGTGATTTTCCAATAATCAAACTGTTGTTCCATATATTGACGACGACTCTCATCGGCATCAAGGTTTAACCAGTAGATGTGTGGAATGCCTTGTAGCTTGAAAGCAGATTTGTTTTTATCCATTATCAAAAATACTTGGTCAGTTTTTCTCTATCTCCTTTGATATAAGAGATACATTCTTTCAGATCATCTTGAAGACTATTCCAAAGTCCTGCCATCTCTTCGCCTGCAGAATTCTTATTGTAGTTAGTTCCTTTGGCGTGTTGAATCTGGTGGGCATAGTCACGGATGACTGGTCTACCTTTTAAGAAGGAGATACCG